GCAGGATCTACATAGTTTCCATAGCGTTGTTTTCCTATGAACGTACTATAGAAACCAGACGTAGCTGGTAAAAAGTACGCATAGTCACTCTGTGTTGCTGTTAGGTTACGGTTCATTGTTTAGTTTCTAATTTTTCAAATAAAGCATCATAGCTTTTAAATTGATCTTCGTGTGCAGTACTGCTAATATTAGTAGTGTTACTATTAGTAGCTGCCCAGATAGTACCTGGCGGGAATGTACCAGCAGGAGGCCATTGAGTAGTTGTACCAGGACTAGTTGTCGGAGAAGGAAAGTAAGGACCTAACGGAACACTGCCCAGACCGGGATTAGTTGGCGGAACCCATTGACCCTTATGTTCTAGATCTTTTAATCTACGAATAATATTCTTTTGATCTTCTATGACCCTACGTAATGGCCCTTGACGCATACCAGCTTCAGAATCTTCAGCATTAACAATAGCCGCAATCATCAGCAAGTTTTTTAATGCACGTTGAACAGCGGGATTATCCGACGACATAGCTGTATCGAACAAGTCCACAAATGTCTCTAAGTCAAAATCTGCTTGATCTTTTTCTCTATGACTCATAATTATTATCCTATTAAGTGTTGGGCTAATACCATACAGCTGATCCATGCCCATATAGTATTGAATCCTACTAGGGTAGGCAGTAGTTTCCTCTCACTAGCCCAAATCAGTGTTAGACTTGTTGCCAGTGTAAAGAAATATAACCACCAAATTTGTATTCCAAATATCAAACCAGGAATAATAATACAGGCTTTAGCTGCCCAACTTAAAAACTCTACAGTATTATAGTCAGTCCAATATTCTTTAGTAAGCCACATGCCGTAGCATTCTTTCATTTTATCAAAGCCTATGTGGCGATATACTGCACCACATAGTACTAAGAACGTTAAACATCCAAATAATATTTGTACGTTATTCATTATTTGCTCTGTGCTGGCAGAATGTAATCGTATACAGCCATACCACTATCAACAGTGATTTGTAGTGCGCCAGCATCTGCAATCTTCATTGTTTTATTACCAGCTAGGTTAAGAATACTCATAACTTGCTGAACTGGCCATGCCCAGGTTTGTTTTAACTTGCCTGAAACATTTGCTTCAAATACAAATGATCCAGCGTGAGTGCTAGCATCGCCGAAGCTGAACACTAGGTTTCCGTTTTCAGTCTTAACTTGAAATACAGTTTCTTCTGTATGTGCTTGTGCTTGAAACTTCAAACGCATAATACTAGTAACAGTTGGCTCAAATTCAATATCCCATTTAGCACCTTTAAACTTAACTGTCTTAAGTTTTTCGTTAATGATTTCAGTATTCATAAAACGATAGTCGTTTTGAAAGTCTCCAGCAGAGTTTTCAAAATGCAAACCTGTTGGAACAGTATTACCATTTCTTTCTGCTTTAACTACTTCGACTTTTCCACCGTCTTTATATTCTTCACAATTCAAATGAATTTTAAGTTTGTCTAAGTTTGGCATACCAAACACGCCGTCGAATTGTCCAACTGGTGCCGCAGTTTTAGCACTAACAATAACTGAACGGTCTTCAGCCATTGATTCGATTAATGTTTCATCTGTACTACCGCTAATTTTAACTAACGGTAAAAATCCTAGACTGTGTGTATGTGCTACAATGTCTTTTAAAATATCTTGCATGTTTTTCTCCAATGTTATGTGTATTATATTTAGAAAATTACTGTTTGTCAAGTGATTTTCTTAGGCCATTGTTATATTCAATAGCCGTTTCTAGTACGCCAATAGGTGCATCAATTGATTGCGCCCACTGGACAAACGCTAACGTGTCTTTGGGGAAGCAGTGACCACCCCATCCTCTCTCCCCATCTGGACCAGGTACCATTGAATGGTCTGACCCAATACGTTGATCATGTGTGAGTATTTGCCTAACAACACTAAAATCCATGTCAGTATTTAGGCAAACATCATATAAATGATTAAAATAACTAGTTTTCATAGCTAGAAAACTATTACTAGCATACTTGATTAAACTAGCCTCTTTCATTGTACAGTTAAAGACTAGTTTACAATCTTTTAATGCTTCTTGAAAAATAGTCTGCCAATAGCAGTCGGGATCTTCTCCTCCAAAAATCATATATTTTTGATGGAAAAAATCAAAGTCTGCTGATCTAGCACGTAAAAATTCTGGCGAGTGCATTAACCAATGGTTAGGATATTTTGATTCTAATTCACTTACTACTGCTGGACTAATTGTGCTTTTAATTAGTACTGGTATGTGTATTGGTGTATTATCTAGTACTTCACAGATAATACTAGAATCACATCCGCCTTGCTCTAGAGCCGGTGTTGGCACACAGATAATAATGCCCTCTGCATCGGGATGATCAGTTATTTGTGTATCTGTAAGTGCAGGATCAACAATTACAATATCATGCACTTTATTCAATGCGTGAGTAACTGCCTTTCCTACATATCCATAACCTGCAACTATAATTTTCATATTACCACCTTAACTCAAACCACATCCAATCTTTTTCATCTTTGAAATAGATTTTAGTACTTGTTGTAAACCAACGCTTACCTGCTGGACCAAATGTTTCAACTAACCATTCATAAACAATGCCAACATCGTTAACTTCTACAACATGGTAATCGTGATCTAATAACAAATTATTATGTAACGGTATCATACTAGAACTCAAATAAGCTGTTAAATGTGTTCTTTTCTTCTGTGCTGGCAATATCCCAGTTAAGAACACCGATTAAGTTATCTAACTTATTATCAATAATAGTAGTTTCCATTTCTGCATCATTGAATGGCAAATCTTTAAACCATTGCGGTAAACGTAATTCATCCACTGGATAGGCAACACTAGTAAAACCCATAGGATTGTCTTTAATTTTACAGACAATAACCTTAGCACCATCAGTAATGCCCATTGAGTATTTGTCGCCCATCATACGTTTGAGGGTATTCCAGTTAATACTTGCACGAACGTGTCCGGGCATGTTAGCTTTACCTGCTTTAACTTCCTTAGCTTGGTATTCTGTAATATTGTTGGCACGTTTGGGTGAACCTTTTTCCCAACCAGGTCGAGCTTTAAATGCAGTTCTAAAATGTGTGATATGATCTAACACTTCTTCTTCTGTTGCACCTGTTAATACTTTTTCTAGTACATCACTTAAGAAGTCTTGAATAAATTCTGGTGTATCACTACGCTTTAGATCCAAGCCCATGGCCTTGATCTTACCTGGTTTACCATCTACATCACTCCGCTTACCTTCTTTATCATAATACAATACAGCATAACGTTTCTTAGTAATGAATAAACCTTTACTAGCAACAATCTCACGCCCTGCTTTAATAACTTCACCGCGCGATTTTGGACAATGAAACGCTTCTAACATAAAGTCTTGGAAAGTACCGTTTACTTCTTCAGCAATTTGATCATATAGTTGTACAACAGTTTCTTTAGTCCAAGGAATAGCACCACTATCAATATCTTTCTTTAAGGTCTTATATGCTGAAAAGTAGCACGAGTCTGTATCACCGTAGATAACTGCTTTACCTATATGGTTATATTCTCCAGTGATAATTTCATTTACCTTTGATGCCATGTGCTTGGCAACTTGACGTCCTACCAAGGTAGTTGATTGGCCAATTCGCTTATCAAAAAACCTACAACCAGGATTAAGAATAGCGCCGTAGAGACTATTAAGGTTAATCTTTTTAACCAACTGACGTTTATCCCAATATTCTTCTTCAACTTTATTCCCTGCCTTTATACAATCTTTTAGTTTGGCCTGCATCTCTTTACGTTCTGCATACCAACGCTTGAGCAGTCCAGGAATAATTCCTTCCTTTTCGTAGGTAAAAATTGTTCCATTGGCACTGATAGTCCAGGGTTGATTACTGTCAAACAACAGTTTATAAACTTCTGCACCACTTAACTCATCACTAGTTTTATCTTCCCAGTCAATAATAAGTTCAACATCTTTACGCTGTTCCATGACAGCAGTATATTCTATTGAACCAAACATTCCTTCCCAAGCAGCCGCAAACGATTTCTTTTTAAGTGTTGTCTGTTCATGAATAAATGCTTCTGTCATTGTTGGACGTAGCTGACCAATAATAGTTTCTGGACCCATATTCAATGCACGAATGGCACTTGGATAAAGACTGTTAATGTCTAATGAACCAACCCAGTCTTGTAAACCTTCTTTGGGATAGGCAACATAAGCACCAGCAGCACCTTCGTTACCTTCACGCTCATCCATCTTAGTACGATTAGGAACTTGAAAGCCTCTGCGATGTGCTTCGTTAATAATAGCTTGTTCAGTTACAGCCACAGCACCCATTGTTGTCTGTAACAATACTGTATTTTCGTGTGCTAGTTTGTTAGCAAGGTCAAGAAACTGTAATTTTTTATCTAGGTCATCAAGTAGTTTACAGTCATTGATGTTGTATTCAACAAAAGTCTTAAAGTCTTGATTGTACAATTGATCAAGTGTGCCTTCGTATTGTGTTTTACGTTTGCCTAGTTCATATTCGGCAATAGCATCAAGTCTGTAACTGTGACGTTCTTCATAGGTGTACTTGCGATACAGTTCAAGATAGTCTAAGTGTACACGACCAATTAAGTCATAGGTTACAGCATCTTTGCCATACTTTTCATACTCACGCTTACGTGGATACTGTCCGAACAAACACATTCTTCGTGTGTCGTCTTTGCTGAGAACTTTGGTAATACGGTTAGTGGTATAAGGAATATCAAAGCCTTCTGAGTTCCAACCACTCAATATATCTGCATCATCAATTAAGTTTAAAAATGTATCAAGTAAGTCTGCTTCATTATCAAAGATATGCGTATTAGGAAAATCTTTAACTAATTCCTGCGCTTCTTTAATACTCATACCTTTTGGAGGTACAGCCAAACATACCATAGTTTCTAACCATTGTAGGTAGACAGCAATCGCAGTAATTGGCATGAACGCATCATCTGGAGATGCATAGCCACGTTCTGGATCAAAGTCTACCTCAATATCGAAAAAGGCAGTGTTTAATTTTGGTGCGTCTTGATTAAGATAGTTTTCACTGAGTGTTACAAAGATTGGATTAATATCCGCTTCGTATAACTTTTTATTATTGTGAATAGCCATTTCCTTGCGGAAATCTTTTGTGTTACGGCAAACAACTCTGCTTAATGGATCACCGTAGATTGATTGAAACTTACCCTTGGCATCCGGGTAGTAAAATGTGTAACGAACAGGAATATCTTTAAATTCCCGTTTGCCTTGTTTGTTACGCTCAACGATTTTAATAATGTCGTTGTCGCGATCAAACCATGCGTCTACATAGCTCATTGATTCTCCTTATGTCATTTTCGGCTGACAAATACCTTGTATGCGGTTTATGGCCCTGCCTACCTTTCTCTTTTTATTTAGTTAGTCTTTTTCGGGTAACCGTTTTGTTACACCAAGAATCATTTCGATTTCGTTCCATTCGTCTTCGTGATCATGCCAATTATCTTTATGTGCAATAGTAATTGCTTTATTAATAATACTCGGTTTGATTTGAAGTTCTTCTGCTACTGCTTTAACAGTTTCTTTGAGTCCTTCTTTTAAGTCCTCTACTTCACGTAAAATAGTTGAGCCTTCGGTAATTAAACGCTCTAATTTGGCTTTTTCTTCTGGTCCGTACATTCTAGTTGACATAATATCTCCTTGCCTTAAGTGCCTATTATATAGTAATTATGTTGCAAAGTCAACAGCTCAAACATTTTAATTAGCCAAATAAGTTGCAAAGTTTACGATTTGGTTATATAATAACTGTACTTTAACAACTTTGTGAGAGAATCATGAAATCAAAACTTTTGTTTGGCTTGTTAGTTGTTGTTTCAATTAGCGCACAAGCAGAATTTTATGAATGGGATAATCCAAATAAACCATTTGATGCTAGTTCAAATAACTACACAGAATCAACCATTAAATGGATTCCAGTTGATAACGTACAAGCGGCATGTGAACGAGAATCAAAGGCACGTGGGTTTGGCGGGTTTGGTGGTTCAAAGATGGCAGCTTGTAGTTTTTATAATGGGAATCAATGTACTATTATAACTTCTAAAAATCCAAGTATGCATACAATGGGACATGAAATGCGGCATTGCTTTCAAGGTCCGTGGCACAAATAAAATCAATCTGCTTTTAGATTTCTGATACTTTAAGACGTCTTAACATAGAATTAATTTGTGTTCGAGCTGCTTTTTCTGTTCTCTTGAATATTTTTTCTCTGAGAGGCTTTTTCTTTCCCCATTGTTCATTATACGTTTTTTCGACTGCATACCATTCTTCAGCAGATTTTAATTTTTCAAATGCTTTGATTACTGTAGGTATATCTGGGTCGTATTTGTCTAACGCTAAATGAAGAGCGTTAACTATAATTTCTACACGCTCGGGATTAGCTACTGGATTAACTTCTGGTTCTGGCGGTTCTGGCTTCTCTGGTTCTGGCGGTTCTGGCTTATTTGGTTCTGGCCTGTGTGGTTGCGGATCTTGGCCGCCCTTTTTAGCCTTATTAATAAGTTCTTGGAATTTTTTAACTTTAACAGGATCGGCTTTGTCTGCGGTAACATCTGGAACTGTGTCTTTCTTCAAAGCGTTATATCGATCAACGAGCATTCTAAGTTCAGGCTCTTTTTCTACTCGGGGCATGATTTTATTCTTGATTAAATTATCAAGCACCTGCTTTTCGTCTGGTGACAAGTCGCCCCAAGTTTCGTTAATTAGATTGTTAGAACTTTCAAGCAATCTAAGTTTGTTTAGTGTATTAAATATTGGATCTACTAGCATTTGTTTTCTCACCATCCAGCAGGTTTAGGTATTTCTTGATAACCATCAGGCAGTGATGTATTTACAGTTGATACATCGATACCAGCTGCTTTTAAACCACGCCTAGTAAATCTTCCTAGTCGACCGTCAATACCGTTGTTCTTAGGACCAAACGATCCAATTTTATGGCCCTTATCAATTAGATATTTTTGCCATGCTGCAACATTAGGATTCCAAGGTGTACCTGTTTCAACTTCATTCTCTGGTTTAACATTCGGAGCATTTTTAAGTTTTTTATATTCATCTATTAATGCTGCTATATCCTTATCCGTTTTAGCAAATTTTTCTAATTCTGTTGCTAGTGCATCAATTTCTTTTTGTTCGTCGGCTGATAGATCTTTGTATGCCTCAAGAACATAACCAAAACTTTCAACTAGTACTCCGGCGATTGTTTGTTTAGGAATAGTGTATTCTGGAATAAAACTTGTTGTAGACACAGAATTTGCTTCTGCCTTTGCCAGTAATAATCTTACTAATCTAACATCTGGGTCTTTTGCATATTGATCAGTTGACTCTGGAGGTTTAGGGTCAACATTTCCATTGGCTATATTAACTGGCGGCTTAACAGGAGTAGGAACCTCCACTGGCGCTGCAACTGGATTTTTAGCCCAATTGACTAATTTGTTTAATGCTTCAACATCATCATTGGGTGCAGTATTGTTTGATAAAAATTCTTGAACTTGGTCTCTAGTTAACTTAGGAAATTTTCCAATCAGCCATGCAGCAATTTCTGTTGAAGGACGACCAAATTGTTTTTCCCAGGCTTTAATATTAGGATTATCTGAGTTAGTAGGTTTAATGGGTTGTTGGTCTTGTCCAATTGTTGGCGTCGGCGGCGTCGGGTCACCTCTGTCAACAGGTGTTAAATGATCTACAGGATTAATATTTAAAACATTAGATCTTACACCTTGGCTTGCCAATAAAGATTTTACGTAATCTAATTTTTCTCCAGAATATTTTTTTAATATATCTTTCTCAATATCTCGGCCACTTGCAGAATAAATCTTTTTAACTTGTTCCCATTCAGCTGGACTAGAGATAGATTGTATAGCCATATACACTGAACCATCGTCGGACCACCAACTTGTTAGTTCTTTTTTCATCATGCTAGCGATCACAGTAGCATCTTCCAACAACATTTGTTTGGAATCTATTTGATCTAATTTAGCAATAATACTTCTAAAATCCATCTTAGTCCTCAAATTCTTTGCTCACTTTACTAAACACGGGTAGCGAATCCTGTTTAATGTGCAGCAGCCGCACACATAACCCTTAACGGTCCTAGGGTATGTTCTTATTATCTATGATGTATTAAGTTAATAATTCTGCTCAATTCTTCATTCTCCATTGTTACTGCTGGTGCAGGGTTTGGAGCAATACTTCTAGTTAGACTATTTGGATCATTAAGTCTATTAGGTTGTTGTGCTTGACCTTGATCGTTAGGTTTTTTACCGCCGCCAAAGAAATTAGCAATTTTATTTCCTACACCTTTAAGTGCATCCATATTTTGCTTTCCAGCAGCCTGACGTGCATCATATTGTTGTTGAGCAACTGCATCACCTGGATATTGTTTACCCATGTTGCCTGGTTGTTGTGACCACCAAATTTCATTATCTGATCTAGTAGTTACTGGTTTGCCATCTCTAGTGGTCAATGTGCCGCCAGTGCCAGTTTTAACTGGAGCTGCACCTGCACTAGGATTTGCTGCTGCCGGTCCCGCAGCCGGTGCTTCGGGTTGTGCAGCTTGTCCAGCAAACTGTCCATAACCGCCTGCAGGTCTACTCACACCGGCCATTGGGCTGCCAGATGTTGGTGCAAACGGATTAGCTACTTGCCCTTGTGGTATTCCGCCAAGTTGCTGTAGTCTAGCAATTTCATCAGAAGTCTGAGGAGGTTTATCTCCGGCCATTGGATTAGCTGGTTTTGTTGGATCAGCGGGAGGTTGTTCTCCTTGAACAGTTTGATTCTCACCGCTTGCTTGTAGTGCTCTCATTTTAGCAACTGCTTCTGCATTGCTAGCATTGCTAGCATCAACTGCATTTTTCTGTCCGGCATCAACTGAATCTTCGGGAGCAGTATCTTTTCCTTGTGCAGCAGCAAGTGTAGCTGCATTTGTTGCTGCTGGTTTACCTTGTGCTGCGTCAACTTCGGAGGATACGCCTGGTGCATTTTGATCAGCTCCGCCGCCACCAGCATTTGCAGTAGCAGTTGGTTCAGGAGCAGCGCCGCCTTTATTTGCAGCAGCAATCTTATCCATTGTATCACCTGGCTTTACTGTGTACTTGGTACCATTAGGTAAAGTAAGTTGTTGTCCGGGCTTAATTTTATTAACATCGGCAACTCCACTGGCCTTTGCAATAGCTTGTGCGCCAGCTGATCCTTTGTATCCAGCAGCAGTTCCGGCATTTTGTTTTGGAGTAGCAGCGCCACCACTAGCAGCAGGAGCAGCAGCAGGAGCAGCAGGGCCACCACTAGCAGCAGGAGCAGCAGCAGGAGCAGCAGGGCCACCACTAGCAGCAGGAGCAGCAGGAGCACCTGGAAGTTTAGGTAGAGCTGCTTTTCTTGCAGCAACATCTTGACTAAATGTTGGTTCTGCTTCCGCAATCATATCTAATCTATTTAATATATCTTTAATTTTCATTTTAGTGTGGCCCTTATCATCCATCCGTGCTTACGGTGTGCGTCTTGTCGCTCTGCTAGGAAGTTGCTAAGGCCATGTTCGCCCGCTTGTTCTGCATAGTCATAAGCAGTTCTAATACTATCTAATACACGTTCATTGTCATTATACAGTTGCATCAACATTTCTTTTGCTTCTGGTACTGCACGTTCATCTTCAATGGTAGTAAGTTCTGCAAATCTACCAAAACTGGCAGGAGTATAAGATCCTACTTTACGAATATTTTCTGCAAAGTTATCAACGCTACCATATACTTCGTTGTATATAGTGTCAAGTAACATGTGTAGTTGCGGGAACAGAATACCTTCAACGTTCCAATGGTAGTTTGCTGCCTTTAGGTAAAAGGCAAATGTATCAGCAAACGCAACTTTCAATGATGTTTTTAATTCGTCCATTATCTACCTTGACCTCGATATTTCTTGTAGGTCGATTTTTGTGTTTTAGTCATAGAACTAGTTTTGGCTCTATTGCCACCTTGACTTGTTCTTTTAACTACACTGGTAATTGTTTTGCCTGATGTACCTTTTGCCATAATTATTTTCCTGTTAATTCAACAATGCGTGATAGTGTAGCATCATCATTGTATTTAATTGATTCGTAGTTACCTCTACCTCGAGATCCTGGTCGGATAGTAACTGGATCTGGATAGTTTTTAGGATCAAAGTCTGGAATACCTTGGTCTTCTGGTGGTACTGGACTTTGATAATTATACATTGATCCGCTACCTTGTTGAGGTGCAGGTTCAACATTTCCATTGGCTATATTAACTGGCGGCTTAACAGGAGGAGCTGCTTTAGAATCTAAATTAGCAATGGCATTCACTACTTCATCTAATATAGCTTTAGCAGCATCTACTTTAGCTTGTAACGCTTTAAATTCTGGACTGTTTGCTATTTTTTTTGGTTCTGTAGACTTTGGTGCTATTGGCATAATTTATCCTTTTTTCTTAGGTACACAGTTAGGCACTGTCTTGCCGCCCTTCTTCTTTGTACCTACCATTTTGTAATCTGCCCAGCAAGGGTCTTCGTCACCTTCGTCTAGGGTGCCTTTGTATTGATCTGGGGGTAATACTTTAATTGGATTGCCAGATTTATCAGCAGCCATTGTACCTAATATATCTTGTCGATCTTGTGCTTTCTTTAGACGTTTTTCTAATTGTGCTTTCCATTGAGGATTGCTTGCATACTTAGGATCAGCTAACATTGCTTTAAGTTGATCTATTTGCGGATTGCTACTTGGTCCAAACAAATCGTCCATAACACCTTCGTCTACTCCGCTTAGTAGTTCTTTGGCTTGCTTCAATTCTCGAACTTTGGACATTAAATGATCGTATTCGTCTTTACCTTGACTCCATGTATTGCTAGCACCATATTGATAGTCATTGTATGCATTTTTAATTGCAGGTTGTAAACGTACAATTTCTGCATCAATATCTACACCAGAATATTTTTTTCTTAGATTGTCTTCGTGTTCTGATTTTCTTCTAGAAGCCATTGCTGCTAGTTCTCTGTCAGAACGATCCTTAGCACGACCAAGTCCTTTTTCACGTTTGGCAATTGTATGATGTGCCTTTGCTTGCTTTGCAGGATCACGAGAAAAATTAGCATCGATCTTTGCTAGAGCTTGGTCCATTGAAGCTTTTTTACGATAGTCACCTAGACTAACTTCTGCTAGTTCTTTACCTTTGTGCTTAACATCACCTTGTTTGGCAGCTTTCTTTTTATCTTTGTGTGCGCCAGCACCAGCAGTCTTTGCATTTTTAGCTACAAAGTTACGTGGCTTTGGAGGTTCGTTTTTTGATTCCTCCATACGTGCAAGTACACGTTCGGCTGCAAGACGAGCACGAGCTTTTTTCTCTAATACTTTTTCTTCACTTTCTTTTAACACTTCGTTGAAGTAATGCTTAATAACACCATTGCCTTGTTTTTTAGGTTCTGGTTTAGTATATTCTTGAACAATCATTTGCTCAGCAACTGTTTGACGATTAGTACCTTCGGTGACAATAGACATAAATTTTTTCATGTCGTTAGAATCATGTACAGGCTTTTTAGCTGTTGAATCTAATGCCTGAAGAATTTTTTTCATGTCCATATTATTCTCTTTTAAAACTTTATTAGATATTTAATTCTTTCGATATCAGTACTTTCTGCTAAACTTGGAAGGTCTTCGCTATCATTAGCAGCTACAGCAGTATCTGACGGTTCGCCTGAGTCCGAAGTCTTTTTTCCAAATGTAGCAAGAGCAGCTTTTGCAATTGGCAAACGTTTACGATATTCCCCAGGAATATCTGCAGGAATTTCAAAGTGTTGTATCATAATATACAAACTCTTTTCAATATCGTCTTCGGTTCTTTTTAACTTTTGTAAAACATGTGAAAATTTATTTTCTAATTCCCACTCAAGATATTGTAGTTGTAATGTTATATTAGACTTCCATGCTTGCAAATTGCCAGTAAGTTTCTTTGCAAACCTTTGTAAATCTTTAAATCTATTAAGATTCCATTGTACAATACCGTGACTATAATATACTTCACCTGTTTTTGGATTAGTTTCTTTTCCTTTGGCATTAGGATTAAATCCACTTTCACCGTAGATACATCCTACCCATGCTGCTGATTGAACATCGTTGAATCCCATTTGTTTCATATGGTCGAACACTTTTCTAGCTTCTTCGACATTAGGGATTACTTTAGCTGTATCTGCACCGCTCTTCTTTTTCTCTTTTTCTTTTGATTTTTCAGCAGGACCTTGTTTAGCAGGTAGCTTAGTGGTTTTGTAACCAGGAATTTCAGTAATACCTTTTTTAGCAAGAATTGCATTCATGATTGACAGTGTTCTTGGACCAGCAACACCGTCAACTGTTGTAACATTATCTTCTTGAAACTTTCGGGTAGCAGCGTCAGTATACTCACCGAATTTTTTGTCAATACCAGTTGGACCAAGATCATAACTTAATTTCTTAAGAGCCCACTGCCATGCAGCAACATTGTTACTAGTCATAGGCATCTTTAAAGGAGCCATGTCCGGGTCAAAGATTACTTCAAGATTCTTTTGTTTTTCATCCCATTGATGACTAACAGCTTCTCCAAGAAATTCTTTTACAAGGGTATTGTACAAACTCATAGTATTAACCGTTCAACATCTTATTCAAATGTTTTAAACGTGCCATCTCTGCACTTTCTGCAACTACTACTGGTGTTAGTTCTACTGATTCTTTAGCAGCATTTTTCCACATAGCAGCAGCGGCAATCTTCTTACCTTTCTCACCACCACCTGCTTTGGCAGCTACTTTATCAAAACTCTTACCTGGCTTACCAATGTCACCGCCCGCTTTGGCTTTTTTAACGATGCTAGATTTTTTAGCAGCACTTAATCCTGTACTTGGCTTAACTGCGGCCTTACGTTCAGCTTCATACATGCCACCACATTCTTTTAGACCATGTACTGGACATGATTTACCTTTGGCAGTATGATTACACTTTTTAGAAGCTTCTTCCATTTTACCAGCTTTCTTAGCAGCACGAATTTTGCTACCTAGATATTCATCTTTACCACTTTCAATTTTTCCATCTTTATCGTAGTCTTTTTTAGCCTTAGTGCCTTCTTTAACACCAATTTGCATTGCAGCATCTACTTCTTTCTTAAATTCTGGATCTGTTTTATAACGTGGATCTCTTTTAGCTTGTTCTGGAGTAGTACCCGAAGCAACCGGTTGCTGAGATTGACCGCGTTTAGCTGGCTTAACTGCCATTTTACCTTGATCTAAAGTTGCTTGTACTCGGCCAGTACTTGAACTTACTGAACTTGAACCATCTGGTTTTCTGTTGTATGTAAGTCTGTCATCATCTTCTTTGACTTTTTTATCTTTCTTCTTGGCTGCTTTTACATCGCTATCATCACCGCCATCTGTGAATGTACTAGCCTTGCGTGTGTATTGTGTACGGCCATCACCAGTTTCTTTCTTGTCAAACTTACCTGT